CGGAAACAATGAGGGCAACTGAAAGGATGATAGCATTAGGTAGTGAAAGGCCAAAGTCAAAATTAAGAGACATTGAGTTTAGCATTAATAAATTAGGAAAGGTCTTGTATAACTTGTCTAAGGGTCACTATACATACAAGAAGATATTTAGACTTGCACAGCCTAACAATAACATTACTGAGGTAATGGCTAATTTTTACACGGATGTTTCCAATGCGGTCTTGGACTTGAAAAAAGACAAGCACATATTAGACCAGCATGACATAAGAATTGAATCTGGTTCTACGATGCCTTCTAGTAAATATGCAGAGCTTGCTGTTTACCTAGAGGCTTTCCAGATGGGAATAGTAGACCGATATGAAGTATTAAAGAAAAATCCAGAACTGTTTGATAAGGAGGGCATCATGAGAAGGACGGAAGAGAAACAACTGATGCAACAACAAATACAGGGAATGGAAGAACAAATAAAGAATTTGCAAGGTGACTTGCAGACTGCACAAAGAGAATCTGTCAGTGACAGAAAGAGAGTCGAAGTTGAAAAATTCAAGTCAAGGCTTGCTGAAGTCAACTCCGAATCTAAGGCTGATAGAAGAGTGCAACGTGGTAAACTAGAAAACGAGGTGAAGCTAGAGGTGGAGAAATTGTCCAATAATCTCAAGGAAGTACAGAGAAAGGTCAGTTCTACTCCCGAAGCCTAGACATCTAAGGAGAATCTATGTCAACACTAGAACAACAGGAAGTAAACGTCCAAAGTGAACAACCCATTAGCAATGAGGGGTTCGTGGAAGATATCGTGAACGAACAATCCGTTTCTGAAGAAGCGGTAGTTCCCCAAGAAGAGGTGCAAGAAACAATCTCTTCAGTAGACTATGAAGCTGAGGCTAAGAAGTTTCAATCCATGTATGATCGGTCTCAGGCCGAAAATGCAAGATTGCAACAAGGTGCTCAGATATTACAACTACTGGAGCAAAGACCTGATCTCGTACAAGCCCTTGAGACCGGTATGGCTAATCCTCCCTCTCAACAACAGAGTGGGCCAAAGGTCACGGCGGATGATTTTAATCCTTGGGATGCCTTTACGAATGATGGCTCTGAGTCAAGTAAGTACGTTAATCAAAAGATAAATAGTACTGTGGAACAGATAGTATCAGAAAGGCTTGCCCAGCAACAGCAACAGATGCAGTCTCAAATGCAAATGCAGAACACTGTGAATGAATTACGTGGAACTTATCGGATGTCAGATAATGACATTCAAGATTTTTTACAATTCACCACTAAACCAAAAGAGCAGGTAGGTTTGAATAACTTAGTAAAGCTCTGGCAAATGCAAAATGGACAGTCTGTTGCTAACAACGATACAATGGAAGCGGTAAATGCGGCCAAGCAAGCTCCTAGAACTGCTGGTGTGTTACAAGGGCAATCCCCTGACACACCCAAGAATGATGCTGACAAGGTATTTGATAGCATAATGGGTACTGGAGCGGGTTCTGCATTGCCGTAAATAATAACCACATAACACAAAGGTAATAAAATGGCAATATCATATAATACAGGCACTTTAAAGTCTAGTGATGTTACTGCTACTACCTCTGATGCTTCTGTAGGCCAAAGACCGGATAGGAGACGGATATTTAATTTTGGAGACCGTGTTGCTGAATTAGCACCGGAAGAGTCTCCATTTTTTGTATATCTGTCTAAGGTTGCTAAGGCACCTACTGATGATCCAGTATTTCGATACTTGGAAAATCGTAACAAGATCAATTTTACCGATCGCTCTTTTTTAGTAAAAGGTGCTGTTGGTACTGTTGCCGCTGGATCTTCATACAGTTTTACTGTTGATACATCTGGTGGTGCGGCGGTTGAATACTTGTTAAAAGGTATGGTGTTTATTGTTCAGACAGTTGACAGGACAGGAGACGCAGGTATTGGACATGCAGTAGTCAGAGTTGATTCAGCAATTACGCACGGATCAAGTGATAGTAGCTTCACTGGAAAAGTAATAGACTTGTCAAATTCAAATGTATCTGGATATAATTCAGTTGCAGATAACGACACTTGTCAAATCATCGGTACTTCTTTTGAGGAAGGTTCTGGTTCTCCAGATGTTTTTTCAACTGAGCTAGAAGATGGATATGGGTACACTCAGATCTTCAAGACAGCCGCTGAAATGACTAACACTGCATACGCAACTCGCTACAGAGGATATGCAGATGAATGGAGTCGTATCTGGGCTGATAAGCTTCGAGAGCATAAGGTTGACATTGAAAGAGCGATGCTCTTCGGTCAAAAAGCTCGTCAAGGCGGTATTCAGTACACGGAAGGTCTAGTAGGTCACATCTTGAAAAATGTTAACCCTACGGTTAACGATGCGGCTTTTAGTTATTCTTCAGGTAGTGCTTACTACAGAAGTGTAGCTCAGGCAGAGATGACATATGACAGATTACTAAGTGACCTTGAAGTAATTTTTGACCCTGCAAGAGGCGGAGCAAACGATAAGTTAGTTCTTTGTTCTCTTCCGGTAATTACTTACTTTAACAAACTTGGTGATGGTGCATTCCTTGATGCGTCCATGGGACATGGTAGTAATAACTATAGAGTAGACATGACAAGTCGCGATGGTGCGTTTGGACATTCCATCATGGTTATTGATACTATCCACGGAAGGCTTAATCTTGTTAAAGAGCCGTTGTTCAGAGGAATCGCAGATGGATTCATGCTAATGGCTGACATGAGTCAGGTTGCTTATCGTCCGTTGATTGGAAATGGAATAAACCGTGATACACAGGTTCAAACCAATGTTCAGTCCGCCGATGAGGACTTGAGGAAAGACATGATCTTGACCGAAGCCGGTCTTGAAGTTACTCTTTCTGAGTCTCATGCCTTAATTAACCTAGAAAACGATTAAGGAGTTGAATGATGGCTAGAGGTTCAAAACTAAATAGTTCAAGTGGTAATTACGATGCTAAAGTTGGAGGAATGAAGCAGTTAACTGGCAGTATTACATTAACAAATGATGATTCTGGTAGTTTATTTGCTTTAAACTCTACTTCTGCATTAACAGTGACCCTTCCCACAGATGCTAACTGTGACATTGGGTGCCATTACAAGTTTATTGTGCAAACAACAAACGACAATGCGTACACAATATCAACAGGCGATAATGCTGACAGTGGCGGGGATGATTTCGTTGGTGGTGTAATATTAGCTTCTACAACAGCGGGTTACGGCTTTGCTGTTGTCCCAGCGGCTAATGACTGTAATATCATCTTAGATGGTAATTTAGCAGACACTGGCGGTGAAAAAGGTTCATGGATAGACGTTACTAAAATCACAGCAGACGAATGGATGGTGCAAGGCTGTGTTTATAGTGATGATGCTGACACAGATGGAACTGCACTGTTCACAGACACTGATTAATAATCCGAATACATAAGGATAACAGTTTTAGGTACTGTAGGGGTTATCAATAAAAGGTGACCCCTAAAACCTAAAAGGATTAAAAATGAATAAATGCGTACATTGCAAAAAAAATAATAAAGAGAATTGGTTTTACTGTAAGAGTTGTGGTAAACGAGCTTCTGAAAGTAAGTTTACTACTAACATGTGGATGACTTCTCAGATGGGAAAAAGAACGGATGTTGAGCTTTCCATGCAGAGCATTGATCAAAACATTAATGAGATGAACAGGAGAAGAAGTGCCTAGTAAAAAAGATTCTAGACTTTCAAGGGTTGGTGTTTCTGGTTATAATAAGCCAAAGCGAACCCCTAATCATCCCAAAAAAAGTCATGTTGTCGTAGCAAAGGTAGGTAATAAGATAAAAACCATACGCTTTGGTCAGCAAGGGGTAAGGGGTGCAGGTAAAAACCCTAAGACAGCAAAAGACAAAGCAAGGCGTAAATCGTATTATGCTAGACATAATGCACAAGACCCCAAACCAAGTAAGTTATCTGCAAGGTACTGGAGTCATAAGGTAAAGTGGTAATGAATAAAAAAGTAAAAGCTCCTAAAGGTTATCATTGGATGAAAGCTGGTCGTGGTTATAAATTAATGAAGAATCCTTCTACTGGGTACAAACCACATAAAGGTGCTAGTTTAATGGCTAGTTTTAAGGTACAAATGAAACACGTAGGTGCTAAGAAAAAATAAAGAAAATAGCGGGAAAAGTAAGAAGAGCATGAAATGGCAACATTAAAAGTAAAAATACAAGAAGATATATTAATTGATAATCAAGATTATGGTTCCAAGAGAATTTTGGAAATTGCTAGTATTAATGAAGTAATGAAAAGAATTGTTACGTGTGCCGCTAGTCAGACTACTACCATAGCTGTGTTTAATTCAAATGCATATGGAGCGGCTGGTGCTGTAGATATTGAAGATTCAAAATATATTAGAGTAACAAATTTAGATGGGTCTAACGCTGTTGAGTTAGCCGTAGTGGGTGCGGCAACATTATATCAAGTAACATTAAGTGCAGGTCAGAGCCATGTTCTTGGCAGTGCTGATGGTTTAATGTTATCAGAGGCCGATACGAGTCCAAGTTTTGGAACAATGGCTGACCTAGGAAGTATTCAAGTCAATCCCGGTTCTAATGCCGTGGATGTTGAAATTTTCATAGCGAGTGCATAATGGCAACATTTGAAGCACAGGTAGAGGGATTAACAAGCTTGGCAATAGATGGAAGTAGTGCTCCTACACAAGCTGAACTAACTCAGTTCCTTACAGATGGTGCGGCTGAGGTATTGAATAGTCTACCTAGGTCTTTGCTCCCTCTTTGCTCTTCTTCTACCAGTTTTACCTCCGGAAGCCCTAATACATTAAATACGGGTAAGGTATTGAATGTTTTTAGAAACGATGGAGAAATATCTCAACCTTGCAGAAGAATATCTGCTTCTGACAAAGGCAGGGCTACTGACCCAGAAGAAATGATGTATGCAACGGCTACTGACCCTGTGTATTTCATAGATAACAATGCCTTAGATGTTCTTCCGGCTGGCGGCTCCTGTTCTTACTCAGAGGTTAATTACTCAGCGGTAAGTTATGCTGATAGTAATATTAGTGCCTTTCCAGATGAGGCTGAGTACCTTGTTGTTTTATACGCATCAGTTAAGGCCTTGCAAAATGTAATGGCCAATATGGATAGTTCTATAGTTCATTCAGACCAAGATGGTTCTTATTCTGCTTCGTCTGCTAGTTCACAAGGTTGGGAAAAAGTAAGAGATTATCTTCATTCTGGTGAAGATACTGAAATTTCCAATGCAAGTTTGCAAGCATTGTCTTCAGAAATGCAACAATTTGTCATTGAATATCAATGGAGGGAAAAACAACAAGTTAAATTACAGGCAGATTATGATAATGGTATTACAAAGCTGAAGGAAAATTAATGGCAATTCATTCTTTAACTGTTAAGCAAGTATTGAGTAGGGTTAGACAAGTTTTTCCAGATGCTTCAGAGGCGTATGTAATTTCCTTAATCAATGATGCATTAAATGAGCTTGGTCAATATTCGCAAAAGTCAATGTCTGCAAAGATAGACATAGTTGCAGATCAAATGTTTTACGACTTATCAGACAGTGCTAAGGATTCATCAAATAACGAAATGGGAATTAATAAGATATACAGAGTAGACATAATGGATGATGATGGAGACTATATTCAGGTGCCAAGAGTTTTAGATGGTGAACCGTTAATGTTTGATAACTCATCTGAATCTGCAATAGAGGAGCCTTCATAATGGCTAGTAATATTAAATACCCTGAAGATAGAGTCAGGTACTTCATACGAGGTGACCATATTGGAGTCATAAGTAATTATGATTCTGATGGGGAATCGAGAACTGGTAGAAAGTCTTGGCAGGCAATAGATCATGCGATTACCAATGGGATGTTGATTCATTATTATGGAAACCCTAAAAAGGTAAACACCATAACGGATACTCTTGACATAGATAATCTTTACCATTCTGCAATCGTTGATTATGTAAAAAAATGTCTTTACATGGATAAGGCTGGTACGACTAAGGATGTTGGGATGATGCAAGGATATATGTCCATCATGGCAAAGCATGAAAGAAAATTTGAAATGGCTGTAAAAAAATATGGTAGTAAAAAATTAAGCAAGACGGGGGGGACTAGGGCAGTTGTACCTCCTAACATGACATAAAAGATTGATTATGTGTAAGGTAGGTCTGTAAATTGACATACATGTAATTGTAACTATATAGATGCTTTTAAGCGGTGGTGGAGGAATATAGGATAAATCATGGCAGATATAAATAAATTCACCGCAAAAGAAGTATTAAATAAAGTACTTCTCGATTCTTCAGGCGATGCTGTTGTCGCTTTTTCACACACTTCACAAGAAGCCTTAAATGCGGCTTTAGACACTACGAATAACAGATTAAACATTAGTTTAAAAGGTGGTACAATAGATGGCGATGTTAGCATAACTGGCGACTTAACCATAACCGGAAGCAGTACTTATACATATGATGAGCAAATTGATGGCCAATTATGGTTAAAAGATTCTACTGCCAGTAGTTCAACTCAAGGTGGGCATTTAAGATTATTTAGTGACGATGGTGCGGCCATGGCGGCTGGTCATAGATTGGGGGTCATAGAATTTGCTGGAGCAGAAGATGCCTCTTCTACCATAACAGTGGGAGCTAGGATTGAAGCTCTAGCTGAGTCTACATATACATCTTCTGAAAATGGTTCTGCTTTATTGTTTTATACTACGGATGGCAATGCTTCTCAATCTGAGCAAATGAGAATAACATCGGATGGTAATATAGGCATAGGAGAAAGCTCAAGTGTAGATAAGAAAATTCATATTAAATCTTCTTCATCTGGTGATGGTATTACATTAGAACAAGCCAGTACTGGTTCTAATACAATAAGATTTGAAGCAAATAGCAGTGCATTAAGAGCATTAATTGGTACTGAAGATAGTGATGGTGGTTCGATGTTTACTAATGCTTCAGGTTACGCTATTTCCATTAGGTCTGAAGCTAAAATCCATCTTGGGACTGGTGGTGATAACATAAGAATGACACTTGATGATAATTCCAGAATCTCACTTTCTAATAATGATTCTGCTGGCACTGGTGGTTCAGATAGTACAAGTGGTGTAACATTATTAGGTTATGGTGCTGGGAATAATATTGCTTCTGGTGGTATAGATAATTCATTTTTTGGACACGGAACTGGGAATAGAAACACGACAGGCGAAAAAAATTCTTACTTTGGTAATTTAGCTGGGTTTGGCAATGCTACTGGAGACTATAATACCTATGTTGGCTATGGTTCTGGATGGGGAGTAGCTACCAATAACAATAGTAACAATACTGGTGTAGGTTTTGAAAGTTTAAAAGCCATAACGACAGGCGGTAATAATGTAGCGGTTGGAGCTAGTTCTTTGAGCTTAAATGAGGATGGTAGTCACAATGTAGCTGTTGGTTTTCAAGCTCTTAGAAAACTTGGCGATACTGCGAATAATAATATTGGTATTGGCACAAATACATTAGAAAATATTACAGCAGATGGCATTGAAAATTGTATTGCCATTGGGTTTGAAGCGATGCGAGGTGAGTCAGGTTCTACAACTGGAATTAATGGTAGCGTTGCAATTGGATATAGAAGCTTGGATGAAATCACTTCAGGGGCCGCAAATACAGCCGTAGGTTATCAATCTGCTGATTTAATAACGACTGGTTCAAATAACACAGTAGTAGGTTATGATGCAGAAGTTTCAGCAAATAGTGCTTCTAATCAAACTGTAGTAGGTAAAGGAGCAACAGGGCAAGCAGATAACTCAGTAACGCTTGGTAATGCAGATGTGACCGCTGTTTACATGGCACAAGATAGTGGTGCTTTAGTTCATACTGCTGGTATTCAATTTCCAGCTACATTTTCTGGAAATGCTGGTGCAAATGTATTAGACGAATATGAAGAAGGAAGTCATACTGCAACATTAACTTGTAGTACAAGTGGAACTGCGGCTCTTGATGGTAGTAATAATGAATTGTCTTATGTAAGAATTGGAAGTAAAGTAACAGTTAATGGATTGCTTGCCGTAGTAGCAAGTGGAACTAGCAGTCCATCTGGGTTTTTTAAAATTAGCTTACCATTTACGATTTTAGAGAAAGCTGAGTTATCTGGAAGATGTAGTGCATCTGTAACTATTTATGGTTCAAATGCCGATGTACAAGGATTTGTTGCACTTGGAGTTGAAGATGAAGCATTTCTTAGAGTTTACAGAGGTGACGCAACATCATTAGTAAATGATTCAGCTAATGCACTACAAGATGGTACAAGTATTGCAATAAGTGTAACATATTTTGTATAAAGGATATTATACTGGAACTAACAAGGAGTAAATAATGGCTTTAGAAAAGAAAAAAACGTATGATTATGAGGTTCGTGGAAAACATAAATGTATTCAAGAACGATGCAGAACTTCTATTGAAGAAGATGGTAAGGAAATATCATTTTCATACCATAGAAAAGCATTTATGCCAGATGCAGATGTAAGTGCTGAGTCTGATGAATTAAAGGCAATGGCAAATGCATTGTGGACAGATGATGTTAAAAAAGCGTATGAAGATTTTAAAAAATCAGAATAATTAACTAACAAGGAGTCAATAATGGCCAAAGAAAAAAACAATGAACAAAAGCCAGTTTTGAATCTCGATGATAAGGAATATGTAATTGAGGATATGACAGATTATCAAAAGGCAATATTGGAAGACATAAATAATTACCAGATACAAATCAATAGGTTAGATAGATGGAAGGCTGGTCAAGTTCATGTTCTTCGTGAATCTTTAAAAGCGGAAAAAGTTGAAGTAGAAGTATGATTATAAGAAGGAGCAGTCAGGGTTATCGAATTAGGATTCATAGAAATACAACCCCCGGTATAACTCGTGTAAAAACTTATCCAGATGGAACTAAGGAAACTCTGACTTATCCTTCGTCTTATGATTATTTTGTAGATGTAGATGGTGAAGTTGTTAAAAAGTCTAATAGTTTTAAGGTTATTGAAGAGTTTTATGTAGATGAATGTGCGAAGAAATATGATAATGGTCATGGTAGATTGCTTGTTGGTAAACATCACGTTGTTAATGGAGTAGCGACAAATCAGTCTGATTATCCTACGATGGACAATACTAAGGCCGAGATACAAGATTTTTATGATAAGAGAGGTATTTCTTATGGCTCCAGTGAAACAAAGTCAGAGCTTTTGACAAGGATTGTTTCTCAAACAAGTGGTGCTCAGGAAGTATCAAAACATGTAAGGACATGATATGGAAAAAATAATAGCAATATTAATGGTTTTTCTTTTCCTATCTGGTTCTGTTCCTTTGCTGTATTCAATGGATTTGGATAATAGAGCTGGAATGGAAGAAGTAAAGAAGAAAAAGAAAAAAGGCAAGAAAATCACTAAGGGTAAGAAAAAGAAAAAAGGGTTTTTTTCAAAAGTGTTTGGTTCTAAGTAATGAGTTTATACAAATACACTGAGAAAGAAGCATCTAATCTTTTAATAGGTCAGAATGGTTTTGATGTTATTGGAGAACACGATACTACTGTGGTTAATCCAGACACAGGTTCTTGGATAGCAATACAAGCTCTCGGTAAGGATTCTAGTGGGACTACTGAATTTTTAAAAATAAAAGTTACTTGTAACATAGGTGATTCCATTGATTCTTTTGTTAATCTAATTCCCGGTGAAATATTATATGGTAATTTTAGCGGAATTGTTAACCACACGGATTCTACAGCGGTATGCATAGCTTACAGAGGATAAGAAGAACCGCTCGAATAAAAAGAAGGATTGCTTCGATGAAGAAGCTCCTTCCTTTAAAAGAAAAAGGGCTATGGGTTAAGATAAAAACTTTTATCATGAAGTTAATCAAGAAGTGAACAAGACAATTAAAAAGTTGAAAAGTGGTGATTTTAAAGTACTATATGAAAACATTAGCAAATCTTATGATATTCCTATTCGTTATGTTTTTATTCACAAACCTGCTCGGCTGTGATGGTGGCTGGTCGGTATGCGGATGGGAGGTAAAGTAAATTGAACGAGGCTAAGGAAAGTTTCGTTAGGAGTCAAGCTGTGCTTATGCTTGTAAGGAACGTGTCAAAAGCTGGCATTGAAAAAAGAATCATTAAAAGGTTCTTGAAGTGCGTAAAAGGCAAATGATGGATACTACTGCTTTATTAGATGCCTATGGAACCTTGGGGGCAACGGGGATGATTTCGTTGTTATTTGGCTTCATGATAACAAATTTAATTAAATCTCAGTCAGCACAAAATGAAAGTCTTGATAAGATTTCAGTTGATATTGCAAAGGCAGAAGGTACTACAAACAATGTTGAAGGAATACTTTTAAAATTACTTGATAGAATACAACGTGAGTCGGAACAGCAAAATGATGAAAGGAATAGGCGGCACGAATCCATGATGAAAGAAATAGATGACCTGAGTGACAAGGTAAGTTATTTATCTGGAAGAATCAATGGCAGGAATTAAAATAGATTTGAAATTCGCATTTAATATTTTAAGTCTGGTTGGAGCATTGATATATGGGTGGTATCAGATGGAGATGAGAATAGCGACAATAGAAATGAAAATAGAAAATTATGACAAAGTCTCTAAATTGAGAGATGAAATTACAGAGCTTAGAAGTGTCAAAAGATAAAGACATATATGGAATGATGGTAAAGTTTGACGAGCGTCAAAGAACCATATTTAACATGTTGGCAAGGGTGGAAAAACATTTGGAAAAACTAAATGGAAAAGTTGCTCAACACGAAACTGATCTTGCTAAGATGCAAGTTTGGGGTACGGTTGCAGTGGTTTCTTTTCCAATAATCGTAAACGTAATAATGAGGATAATATAATGGACATTAAATCAATGTTAGTTAAGCTTGCAGAAGCTCAAGCAGAGAAGTTACAAGAAGAAGCGATGGATCATATCACTTCAGATGACTTTAATAAGATGCTTGCTACTAAAATAAATGAAAAAGTAAATCTTCCATGGATCAATGAAGAGAAAGAACAAGAGCTTTTTGAAAAGTTGGTAGATGTAATGACAGACATGTTGAAAGGCGTTTTTAAGAAGTAGTCATAATGCCTAAAAGATTATATACAATTCGAGACTGGTCTGGTGGAATGAATAACAGAAGAGATCCTAGGGATCTTTCTGATAATGAGTTTTCATACATTATAAACATGTCTATTGATTCGCTTGGTAAGTTAAAAACCGTTGGTGGTTTGTATTCTAACTTAGCTGACTCTGATGGTGACACATCTAGTTCTCCACTAACTCAATACATAGTAAATAGAACTGCTGGGATAAGTGGAGCTGGTGGATATGGATTGTTTTATTTTGAGTCAGATCATAGCGGGTCTTCTGAGCAGGTTTTAACTGACTTGACAATCGGAACCAGTAATGGTAATATTAGCTTCGTTCAAGTAAAGTCTACTACAGACACACCTGCTAACGACCCCCTACTTCCAATATAGGATACAGGAATGGCTACACCCTCACAGAATTACATGTTGTTAAAAGGCGGTACGAATAGTTCTAACAGTACTATTTATACTTCTGATGATTCTAATACTCAAAATGCTATTAAGATTGGTGATACTATTAAAATAACTGGTACCGCTAATAATAATGGAGTATTTACAGTAACTGACATCACAACCGATGGAACCGCTCTTGGTAGCAATGGCGATGTTTATTATTCCTTAAAGGGTGCGGCAATAGCGAATGAGTCAAGCAATACAGATAGAAACCTTGAGATAGAAGTCGTAAGGGCACCGGGTGATAAATTAGTAGCCCTTGGAGATGTGGACAATACTGGAAACATAGATGTTTGGTCAAATAACAATACCACTGATTATGTTGGAACAAGTCCGGGTAGTGCAGATGGCTGGACTATATCAGCGATAAGCCCAACATTGGATGGCGATGATGCTAAATACATTTATCATTTTATAGATGAGGCATTAAGGGTTTGTAATATTAACGAACAGAATACAAGCATCATAAAGTGGTATGGGTATATTCAAAGACAGCAATTCAGTCATAAATATGGCTTGACTTTTTCTGGTTGGCAAGAGCATCCTAATACGTTAGCTCCTCCAAAAATAGCAACTGATGTTACGTTTTGCTATGTAAACTCTCCTGCTGTTGGAGCCAGCGGTGGTACAAACCCCACTCTTGGAGATGATCCTCATGCCAACGATGAAGCAACAAATTATTACAGTGAGTCTAGAGGCGTTGCTAGGGCAAAGAAAACCAGTACTAGCGATCTAAGAATTAAAGCCGATAATGGGAATATGGCTGACATGCTTTCAGATACTCAAAAGGCTTTTTTACTTGATGTCTTAAATGACAATGACAGTCTTTTTGATTTTGGTGGAAACACATCTGATGGTGATGGCAATATGGAGGATGTTGTATCAAAAGGTTTTATATGTACTAATTCTGGTTTTGTTGTTAATAGCGGTGCTGGAAGATTAACAAATTCTACTAATAATAAAGGAACAGCGTATTTAAGATTCATAACGGAAATCGGTAAAAAGTATCAGGTAGGATTTGACTTACTTAGTAGTAGCAATGCTAACGGTAGTGTTTCTTTAAGTGCTAGTACTACTTACGGATCCGCTACGTCTGGGGCGATTAGCTCAAGCGGTGTTGAGAATTGTACCTTAACCTCATCGTTCACTGCAACAGCAACCACTTCTTATTTACACCTAAGAGTTGAATCTAACACAAATACCGAATATGCAGACTTTGACAATCTTACAATAAGGAAAATAGATCAGTTTGTTTTTGAAGATACTAACCCAACAGATGTGCTAGATCAGTGTACTGTAGGCGAGGTGATAACAATAGACGAGGCACTTGGTACTTTTCCGAAAGAATTTTTATTTTGTACTAGGATTTCTGGTGGTGCTGGAGGGCCAATGAGTTATTCAAGGGCTTATGGTGGGAAATTAACTGGTACTGCACCAGATGTTTATGCTCAAGATGATACACCAATTATTGAAAGAGGATTAGGTTTTAACATCGGAGTGACAGATGGAACAGCAACGGGGTCTTGGGAGGCTGGCACATATGAATTTTATCAAACATTCGTTTATGAAAATCATCAAGAGTCCTTACCTTTGCAAATGGGAGATGGGGATGATGGTTCAAACTTAGCCGCTGGGACACACGAGTCATCTGGTAATTTAGCATTGAGGGTTTCAGTATATGCTGATGTTGCGTATAGTGGTAGAGTTGTAGGTGGGAGGATTTATACAAGATTAAGCGGCACTGATAATGAATTAATATTATTAGTTGATATTGACATTGTTAAAGGCGTAAGAACAACTATTGACGGTGATCACGTTCCTTGGCAATATGAGACTGGAAAAGGATATTATGTTGTTGGCGATGCTAGTGGAAATTCATCAAGGCCCAATATCGATACATACAATACTATAAATGGATATAGCCCAGAAGCACATTTTAATGCGTTAGGCGGTAGGAATGAAAGTTATAAATGTTCTGTGGTTGCTAACCGTAGAGCCTTTATTGCCAATGTTAAGTTAAAAGGGGCAAACATAGAGTTGCAGAAATACGGTGATAGAATCATGTATAGTGAAATTAATAAATTTGATACATTCTTACCTCACAACTTTATAGATGTTTCTAAGGGTGACTATGGAGAATACACAGCATTAGAGTCTTTTGCTGATAGGTTATTGGCCTTTAAACATAATTTAGTACATGTAATAAACATAGCAAGTCCTAGTGTGGCAAATTGGTATTTAGAAGATACTATAAGGTATTACGGGGTTAATCATCAGTTTAGCGTTGCAAAAACAAACAATGGAATAGCTTGGGTTTCAGACGATGGATGCTATTTATACGATGGTCAATCCGTTAGGAACTTGATAGATAGGAAATTAGCGGTAAGTCAAGCATCATATACTGGCACAAGTGTAACTTGGCAAGATTGGTATAGAGGAACAGCGTTTTTAAAAGATGTAATGCTTGGTTACGATGCAATGAGTAATTCTTTGGTGATGTTACGAAGTCCTTCTGATGGAACAAATAATTCAAATACCGGATGGATATATGACTTTGATACAAGAGGATGGGTATATCACGATGCAATATTTACCAATGATAAAAGCTATACGAATTTTACCACAGATTGGAATAATAATTTAACAGTTGGGCAAGAGGGTAGCAGTAGCGATATTGAGTTTAAAAAGTTTTTACCTGTTTCAAAAACAGCAACAGGTCAAGAATTTGTAACAAGAGACATTGATTTTAATGAACCCGGATTAGTGAAAAAGATATATAAGGTAATTGTTACGTACAAATCAGATGGTGCTGAAACAACTCCTTTCTCTTATGCTGTTGATGGTAAACAAAATTTTTCAGGAGATGGTGGTGGTACATTTACTGGCAATCTTGTAGATACCAGTAATAAATGGGATGTGGTGACCTTGACACCTTCTTCAATTATATCATGCCAAAGCATTCAAATAAAGTTTGATGCTCCTAGTACAGGTATATTTGAAATTAACGACATGTCAATTCAATACAGAGTACTTGGGGTTAAAGAGGTCACGTAATGCCTTTAAGTGATAGAGACATAAGAAAGGTAATTAATACCAAGGAAGCTTCAATGGAGTTTGATGGCATTCCTTCCTTAAACGGAATGCTTGAAGGGCAAACAGCCATACAAAAAAAATCTAATACTCAGTTAGCGATTTACAAAAAGAAATTTGGAAAGATATGGAAGTCATACATGTCTGCAAATGGAAATCAAGTTGTTGATGAAGAGCTTACCACGAGAATATTAAAATATACTAATAAATTCATAGATTATAGATTATTTAAACATAGTTTTACTGATGACTTGCCGAATACTAAAATATATGTTCCTTGGCAAGGCCCAGCAGAGCAAGCTACATTACTTGAGCCTAGGAGTGGTTATTTGTCTCCTTTTAAGATGACTTGTCATAAAATATTTTTTAGGACTCCAGCTATTGACACTGTTGCTACGGATATCGTTTTTGGAATAGATAAGATAGATAGTGGAGATACTACAATAGATTCAATATGTACTTACGATGCTACTGCTAACTGGAGTAGCAATTCTAATTTTATTATTTATGAGTCAGATTGGAGCAGTGCTCCGATAGTGGAGTCTGGAGATTTGGTTGGGATAAGTATTCAAGCTGATAACACAAATATTGTTACTTCTGAAAAACATTTTCATATGACATCATTATGGAGAACAGAGGTAGAAATAGGATGAAAAATTTATTAAATTCAAAGGAATCATACCATGGATTATAATTCTAATAAATCAAAAGGCTACATGCCAATAGCTTCTGGAGCAAACATGACCGGATATTACATGGGTGGTTCTTCTAACTTAATGGATATGATGCAGACTGGTGGTCAGGCTACTAAAGGTGGTGCCTTACTTGCACAGGCTCGACAAAGACAATCAGATCAACGCAGTCTGGAAAGAGCACAAAGGGCAGAGGCTGAAAGGCAAAAGAAAGGCGGTCTTTTTGGAACTGTCGCTGGTCTTGGTGGTGGTCTTTTAGGAGCGGCTTTAGCACCTTTGACAGGAGGGGCTAGTTTGGCTTTGGGAGCAGGTTTGGGAACTGCGGCTGGAACTTTCTTAGGTGAAAGCTTAGGTGCTGGTAAATCAAAAAAAGTAGACCGTTCTGGCACCGTTTACGGTCAAGAACAATTTAGGGATGTAGAACAGGCTAGTAGAGACTATACAAAGGGGAAACTAGAAAGAGCTTTAGCGTCTGGTGGAAAGGCGGCGTTGAGTGCGTATGCTTCTCCGGGTGGAGGAATATACGGAAAAGTCTCAAGGGATGTTGATTCTTATGGATTACTTGGAAAAGGAAGAGGGTTCCTAACAAAAACATTTACTTCTCCAAGCTTGCCCGTTGCACCTAATGTAGAAAGAATAACAGATTTATCAAGCATAGCTGGTGAATTAGTAGACCCTAGTGCTAGTGCTAAAATATTTGACCCTTCTTCTATTTTTCCTGAGTCTACTTACAATCCAATGGCATCTGTTTCGGGGCCATTATTGGCAAGTGGTAGCTTTTTAGGAGGTATGCAAGACGGTGGCCTTGTTGAGTATCAGTATGGAGGCGGTGTAGGGAACATACAAAGTATTTTAAATCAGGCTGGAATGACAACGACTCCTGAGCAGTTAGCACTGTTTGAGCAGTTTGACGACACTGCCTTAAATCAATTAGCTAAAGGATTGCAGGATAATCTACTTTCAGGAACGCAACAAGCCGCACAACAACAAGCTGGTGCTGGGTTTGCTGGTTCTGGTGCAGTACAACAAGCACAAGCACAGCAAAGAGAAAGAGCAATGGAAGATTTAACCTCTGCACAAGAACAAGCGGCTAGGGATTTTGAGTCGCAAACATTGGGTCAGGCGGCTCAAATGATACAAGAAGGAGCAGAGTTTGGTGGTGTTAGGGAGGAACCTCAGTTTGAACAGGCTCCTACGGAAGAAGCTGGATGGAGCCCTCCTCAGAATCCACAGCAAGGTGCTACCTACGCTTTTAATAATCAAAACTGGATATGGGACGGCTCTAATTGGGTAATTGGTGAACAGTTTACATACGACATGGATTCGTATTATGACGACCTCTACGGTTAAAGGAGTATTATAAATGGCTAACGGCCCTAGAACCATATACAGTAGAAGACAGAGACTGGCTCCCGGTCAGTACGACACACCCCTTGCAGACTTTTTACGGAACTTGCCAGATTATTTTAATCAATATCAGCAAAACCAATTAGCACTTGAAAGGCAAAAGATACAAACTAAAAGATATGAGGATGCACAGAAACAGCAAGAGTTTAGAAATGATATAAGTCTTGCTAATTTACTTGACGGGTCTTCTCAGACTAAGTTTTTAAAAAGTTCTAAAGACCCAAGATTGCAAAATATAGGTAACCAAAGAGAGTCTAGTGAAAACACATTTCAAGAGATTTTAAACTCAGGAAATATGTCTGAATCTGATATTGAAAACATTAACTTTTTTAAAGAGTCATTAAACGATCCAAACATAAGAGGAAACAAAGAAAGAGAGAATCAAATAAAATCTCAAATTAAAACATTACAAGATAAAAGCTTACTGCAATCTTTAGAAAGTAGTATAGGAGACAGAGAGGACAATGCTCTTAAAATAATAATGGCGAAGGGTAAAAGTGGAGATGTCTCTGGTGCTTATGAAGATTTTTTAGAGTTTGAGAAAAAAACAATTAATAGAAAGAGAAAAACAGCTAAAGGTAGAGATAATGTTTTAAGATATGTTGATGATGGTACTCCTGTTTTTAGAAACATACCAATGACAGCAACGCCAAGTGCCCAAGTAGAATATGTTCAAACAGAGCTTAAAGAAGTGAGAAGATTGCTAAGGACAAAAGATAAAAATTCAAAAGAGTATCAGGATTTACTTGATAGGGAAAAGGATCTGGTTAATAGGGCAGATGTTCTTAGCGGAATAAACAACCAGCAATCTGATTTATTTAATAATAATTCAAGATTTTTATTTGAAGCTGATCCCTCACCCGCAGAGAGTTCGGCGGCAAGGATTAAAATTGATTATTGATGGCACTAGAATCCTTAAAAAAATTATACAATGGAGTTTCTTCACAGCAAGTTGACATTGGAGATTTTGACACGTTCAAATCTAAAATGCAATCATCGGAATCTAGACGTAAATTTTACGATCAGGTTTCTGGACTGGGAATAGATATAGGTGATTATGAAACATTTGAGTTAAAGGTATCCTCACCTTCCCCCTCCGTTGATGTCAATGAGTTTTTTGTTGACCCTAATGATTCCTTGAATCAACAAGATTCTTTTAAACAAAGTATTTATGATTCTGTAAAACGTCAAGAAAACAGTATTGCTACAAACAACCCCTATGGCGTAAATCTTCCTAGAAAAAAATCTAATGTAGATAAGATAGCAAGTTTAGGCGGTAAAGTCATGGAAGGAAGCCAGACTCTTCTTGAGTTTGATAGTCTTGATAACGGATTGCAAGTTGGAGAAGAGATCATTGATAATATCCTTAGTCAAACAAACAATGACCCATCTAAGTTTTATTCTAGCTATTCTGGATTACCTGAAGATAGCCCAGAAGTAAAATCTTTTGTAGAAATATTTAATGAACAAAGACAAAAATACACTCCTAAGCAAGAAACAAATTTAGATAGAATTATTAGGGCATTAGAGCAAGGAAAACAAAATCCACAATACATAATGAAAACTGCATCTGAGCCAGATGCAGTAGACAGATTAACAAAATCAGCAACTCCTCTTCCTAAATTTGTAATGGGTATTCCTACTTCTGAAATTACTACAGCTCAGGTTAAAAGAAGAGAGCGATTGACTCCAAAAGAAATAGCACAGGCTCAAAACAAATTATTTTTACAAAGGGAAATAGCAAAAGAGAAAAAGAAAGGTTTGAGTGAGCGTGATGCTTATAGAAAAGTTGTGTCCAGTGCTGGTGGTACCCCACCAAGTGTTGTAGATCTTGCTATGGAAAAATCTATTACGGGTGCCGTTTTCAGGATTATGAATTTAAATCAAACGGTAATGTTGGATGATTATCCACAGGCAGAAATAAAAGAAGTAAGTGACATGGTTTCTTTGGATTTTCTAGAGCAAGTAGTTTCAGGTGCTGTTGCGATGGTTATGCCTGTTGATGCAATGCTATTTGGTTTAGGGGGTAAGGCTGGTGCAAAGGTTGGTCAAAAATCTATTGAAGCATTACCCCAATTAAAAAGAATTTCTAAGTTTGCAGATGAGGCCGCAAGGTTAGTATCGAAAGGGACAAATACTCCACTACCTCAAGTTAGGGTTCTTGCAAAAGAGGCCGTTCATAGAATGACTGGTGGTGCAGGAGGGTTTGGTGCATTTGATGCTGGTAGGAACATAGTAGATCAGATAGAAAATACAGGTGAGATTGATGTTGTTGAGGCTTTAGAAGCCACTTTAAAAGGTATGGTCATTGGTGGTAGTGTTGGTTCATTGGGTTTTGCTGGTGCTAAAGCTGGAAATCTTATTGGAAGTAAGACCTCTAAAGCTGGTGAGTTTTCGGCAGAAGTTTTTGGGTTGGGAACAGTTGCTCCGGTTATTGAAGGTGAGCCTATAACAAAACAAGGTTACGTTGAGGCCGCTGGCACCATTATAGGTTTAAAGTTTTTAAAGCAATTTTCTGCTGAAAATCAAAGAAGAATTACCGAATCTTTAGGTGAGGAGATTCAAAGAAGAACCGAGCAATCTGGAAAGAGAATGGATGAAGTTGCTAATGAGATTGGTGATAGACTAAAAACTTCTTTCGAGTTGGCAATAGAAGGCAAGTCCCCAGAAAAATCTAGAAGTGTTATGATAGATAAGGGCATGGAGTTTGACTTGTCTGTAAAGAAAACTGAAAAGCCATTAAGTGAAGACCCTTCAAGGCCTTTAAGGGTTACAGATGTTTTAGTTTCTGAAAAGGTTGTGGGATTAAAAGGTGTAAAAGAACCCGGATCGGTAGAGTACACACCTAGAAATCAAACTAGACCAGAAAGAATGCAAATAGAATCTGACATTAGAAGACTGGCATCTGATATGAAAACTCTTGAAAAGAATGGTGCTCAACAAAAATTGTTAGATGACATGCAAAATAGCATTGATGCTAAGGTTGCAAAATTAAATGAGATTGCCGTTGAAAGAAAAGATATTGAAAACTTGTTCACGCCCCCAGAAGTATTAAAACAAACGCAAAGAGAAGTTGTTTCTACTGAGCAGGTGGCAAAAGATGTTGTAGAGAGTAGATTGCAATTTCAAGGAAGAGTAAAGGGTCTTGAGTCTCAGTTAGCAAGTAGGGATAAAGCAGAGCAAAAAAGGTTAGAAGCCTATTTGAAAGAAAAAGATATATACAATAGACCATTTGAACCTAATCCATTTTTAGAAGTTCCTTTACACCCCGCAGACGCAGGTCGGAGAGTTTTAGAATCTATACAGTCTCCCAAGCAAACTGTTCAACAGTTACCAACAGAAAAAAAGTTAAAGGGATTTGAAATTCAAAAAGAGTTTACTGACTTAGATTTAACTGTAAAGGCGAATGAAACGGCATTGCAAAATCCAAACTTAACTCCAATGCAAAAACAAAGACTCGAAGCCTCTAATCAAAAAGCAAAAGAATTGTTAAGAGATACTCAGGATAGGGCCAATATAGAAGGTTTAGAATTGCAAATGTTCATGGGCGTGCCAACTCCTTCTATATTAAAAAGCTTATTTGGTTCTAGTAAAAAGAGACCGAGGGCCTTGCGAGAACAAGAGGTAGAAAGGCTGTACAATCAAGCTATAAAAAGATTAGATAAAAAAATAGAAAATGAGGGTGTTAAGGTTGAGACACAGAATCCAGTATCTGTTGAACCTATTAGACCTCAAGGGTTTGGAGAAAAGGTGTATAATGTTTTCTTTTCCGACCTAATAGAAAGGACTGCAAATGTAGGAACACAAACCTCCATACAGGCCGCTGAATCTGGCAGAAGAGCCATAGATATAACAAAAGAAACGTATGGTAGACTAGCACCCACTCTAGATGTTATTTTAAAACAAAGTGGTAAGATGTTTGGGGCTGAAGGCAAGGCTGTTAGAGAGCTATCTGAGTTTGTAGAAGTTGATGTTGGTGCTGGTAACAAAGTGTTAATGTCTAATTTACATGCTGGCATAGAAGGATACCCGGTTAAGCTATCTAAAGAAGCTAAAAAGCAAATAGAAAAAATTAAAGACCTCATAGAAGAAAGGGGTAAAATCTTTGAGGAAATAGGACTAATGCAAGAAGGTGCTGATGGTAAAATAAGACCTTTTAAAGTAATTGGTAGGAATATTGCTCCTAGAATAATGTCTGGTGAATTTTATACCATTATACAGCGAGGCCCAAATACAAAATCAAATGAGTATAACATACTCGTATCTGAGTTCGCTAAAGCAAATGGTGCTACAGAAAAACAAGTAAGAGATTACTTTAATGAGTTCCGTGATAACTTTACAGGTTCTGGTGGATTAACATTGCAAGGGGGTGTCCCTGCAAGTAGACCAACAAGAACTACTCAAGCAGAGCACAGTAGAAAATGGAAACATATACCGCAAGCAATCAAGGTAGGTAAAGATTTAATTCCGATAGTAGAGTATAGACCTTTTGAATATGCAAGAAGATTAGTGGAGACTGGATCTAGTCGTGTTGGGGTTGCAAAAGTTTTTGGTCAAGAGTTAGCGGGAACAAGCACAATAAATAAAATAAAAGAACAGTTAAGCAATGAGGGTGTTTCAGTTGTTGAATTTCACGAAATGATAAAAGGATTAAGCGGTGTGCCAATAGAACCATCACTGGTAATTGGAACATCCAAGGGCGTTAGGGCTATAAATGCAACCTATGATGTTTTAAAAACAACATCTTTATCTGCATCGGCTATACCAAACTTAGGTGAGTTTTTAGGCAGTACTAGAAGATTTGCTGGTACTGCTGGGTTAGCAAAAGCATTGTTTGATTTAAAACTAGGGCTACCAACAGCTAAGGCAAAGCAATTAGAGGCTTACTTGGATAGTATAGGTGCAATAACTAAAGACATAGCAAACTTTTCGATTGATCCTAATAGGCCAGTATCTTCTTTTATTAGGGCATTAAATGAAGCCCAGAGAAGTGCGTTTGTTTATAGGTATATGAACCAACTTCAAGAAGCAACGGCGGCTGTAGTTGCCTTCAACAAAGTAGAGACATATAAGCAAGGCAAGGGAAAAAACATAGATAAAATATTTTTAAGAGAGATGGGTTTTTCAAGAGAAGATGCTAGGCTAATGGTAAGCGGAAACGCACCTCAAAGGTTGTATGACGCTTTAATAAGAAGGGCACCCGCACACTTAACAGGTGGTGCTCAAAGAGTTGGTGAACAATCTAGGGCTGAATCAAGTAGAATATTTAAAGCCTTGACTGCATTTGAAACCTATGCTCAGATGAAGATAAGATCGTTGAACAGAGTTGCAAAGACATACGGCACAGTTACAAGGGAAGCTTTTGCAGAAAGAAACTATGGTAAAGCTGTAGATGCACACAGGGCTTTGTTAAGTGAGTTTTACGGTCTTGCAATATCTGGTTTGACGGCTCAATTTGCACTGTCTTATTTTTATGGAGGAGAGGATAATGTTGAAATTAAATACAATGAAGCAAAAGATGACCCATTTAGGGCTTTAATAGATGCTTGGACATATACTGCTTTTGGAGGGATATATGGTCAAATATTAAAAGCTACGGGAGGAGATGTTGGCATAGACAGATTGTATCCAATAACAGTAATGAGAGAAACAGTTGGAGCCGTTACTGGCACAGGTAGGTACACATACGATGAAGGTATGGATCGTGCTATTAAGTTTGGAGAAAGGTTCGCACCTGCTAACAAAGCTTTTAAAAATGCTTTAGTAACTGTTGGGTTGGGAAGTCCGGAAGCTAGAAAGTCAGACAATGCTATTCGTGCTTACTACAGATGGAAGATAGAAAATAAGTATGGTGGAAAATACACTTCGGTACCAGATGAGAATATAAAGAAGTTTAGAACTAATATGATAAAAGCATATGAGGCTTTCAGAAAACAAAAACCAGAGCGAGAAGTTTATCAGTTACTTATGAAGGCTGTTACTGAATCTGGTAAAGACTTATCAAGTGTTTCCAGCTCATTAAATGGTAAAAGGTTATTAACAAAATCTAAAATAGCACCCGGTGCTGGTGATGAAGAATTTACCAAAAGAAAAAATGAGCTTAAAAAAAGAATTGGGCAAGAAGCTTATAACAGATTGGTCATACATGATGAATTGCTCAGTCTTATCGCAGAAGACTTTTAACTTTTAGCCCTTTCGTAAAGCTTCCTCTGCGTATTCTGTAAGTCCTTGCTTGCTCCAGAAGTCAGACAATTTCTGAAAGTAATCTTTTCTTGATATTCTACCAGTCATTAATTTATTTATGAGACTCATTAATTCCTGAACCTCTTCTTCTTCCATAATCTGGTCTTCCTTTGAAAACTCATCTAATATATCCATTATCTTTTTCTCCTTAGTATTAATTCACTGTATTCTTGGTTTTTATTTTTAACATATGTTGACCTTTGGCTTTTGCTCATTTCCAACCAACAATCCGGAAGTGACGAAACCCTTCCATCAAAACTACTTGCAACCCCACAAAACTCTTTTTCCTGATCATCGAATTTGCCAGTAATTGGGTCATATGTAGAAAAACCACAAAAAGAACACGATTTACCTGTCTTACTACAAATTTCAAACATCACCCTTAAAAAACCCCCTCTAATCTTCCGTATCTCGCCGTAAAATAAATTATTCGACATAACTATTGCCTAAAAATAAACCATTGAATAAGGGGGCCGTAGCCCCCCTATTATTGATTGAACCTAAAAAGGGCTATCGCTCTTCTTATATGGTTCTTTTGTTTGTCCAGCCAAGTACCTGTTACCGTTTTTGTCTTGGTTTATCCATAATGAAACATCTCTTTTTGTTCCATCAAAGATTCCGGTACCAGTGTAATCAGGTTTTTTATCACCATCTTTCTTGTACTTGTTTTTCCACAGTTTAAAGCTGTGGTCTTTTTCTTTGTATTCGGGCATTTATAGCCTCCTATTTATGGGCAGGTCAATTCAATGTCTTTTTTAACCAACCAAAAGACATTTCTTGTTTGTCATCTATTTTATAAGAATTGACCCAACCCGTTCTTTGTTCATATTTTAAGCGTAACTCCTTTAGTCTTTGATGGGCCGCTCCGTTTTTCTGAACCACTCCATTTTTTAAAAGTGATTCGTAGTAATATATTAGCCCTCTAAGTCCAAGCTTTAAAGTGTTATCCATCTGCCATTTCCTTCATTATTGTTAGTATGTTAATAAAGTATTCATAGTCCAGTACAATATATGGTTTACCACGATCCTCACGAATGACCACCCCTTCCTCATGTTTCTCAGGTTTCATCCACTTGGCTATTCTTACACGTCTTTTACAACCATAATAATGTCCTTCTATTTCTATGTCTCCTTTTTCATGCTGTGCTCCACCTCTATCTCTGTTATAGGCCTCAAGTCCTATTTCCCTTGCCATTCTCACAGCCTGTCTTTGTAATTCCGCACCCCGTTGCCGTGCTCTTTTACCACGTTTTACATTTTTTGGATTCTTCATGTTGCAAGCCTTAATCTACTATTTATTTTCTTTATGAAACATCTGGGACACCTCTTAAACAATCTCTTGGAATTATCCCAATGTATCTTATCACATTTAGGACATTCATATAAATACTCTATGAGGTCGTACCCATTCACTGTTTTCTTTCTCGTGACATCACGCATCGTTTATCACCGATGCTTCTACCAGTATTTCTTTATCGCTAACCGCTTCTGCCATGGCACCGTTTTCCTTATCTACCATTTGGTCTTTAATTCTTTGCATGTCTTTTAATAGACTGAGATAAGGGCCTCTGTAATTCTGAAGCTCCTTACTTTGCAATGCTATCTTCAGTGCGTTAATGTGTACCTCTACCTCTTGCTTAGAGTACCTTATCAATGCAGTACATGAATATTCTTTCATAATAATTCACTTCCCTCCTTAAATGGCAGGTAAGCATTTGTCCTTACGACACTTCCTCCATTTATTGTTTTTTGTGTTCTAGTATTCCTTACGTCAAAGTCAAATAAAAAGTTCCCATGTTTATCTGTTATTTTCCAATACATTACTATTTCATCCTTTATTAAATATAAGAAACCAATATATGGAACTCGTAACATTTCTGAAAGTCGTTTACCATCCATGATCTTATCAAATGTCACAAGCCAAGAGCCAAAGTTTCGTAACTCCATCAGACTTAAATCTCTACATTTAGACTCGAAGATACCTGACAGTTCATTGTTTTTTATAATAATACCATCTACCTTAGCATCTGTATTCTTATTCGTTTCTATCAACATTGAGTTTTTCTCATGGGTATTACACATGCTGTTTCTAATCCTTTCTAGCATCTTTCTTTCGTACTCTAATGATTTTTGCCCTCTTTCAGTAAGAATATCCATTAGAATGGCACCGGTGACTTTTCAACTAACTGTATGACCCTTGCTACAGAATAATGTATTTCAGAGTCTAAGTCATTCATGAATTTCTTAGTAAATACATCTATTAAAACCTTTGCATTTTTTATGTCTGTCAAGTGAAGGTAGGGTAGTTGCCCACCCTTACCCTCTTCTCTTAGGAGTTGCATTATGGAAAGAAATTTTGCGAAACCCCAATTCTTTCCATGTTGATAAGAATGCCCTTCAACTTTCTTATATCTAAAAACCCCGTTGTCCTTTACGAAACACCCTTCAAATTCAGGATGTTCACCTACGTCCAGAAGATACTGAGGTTTGAAAACATCTGCCACGTACTTACCAAATTTCATGTTTTCAGACACCTCCATTCCTGTTATCACCGCAGTGTACCTACCAACTGGAACAGACCGCTTGAACTGACTGTCGTCAAAAGGATAAAACGCATCTCCAACATCAATCATTTTTAGAAATGTTTCATTGTTGCTATCTTATCAAGACAAGCTTGTAAGTTATCAACGGTAATATTTCCCTGCTTTAATTGATATAAGACCTTATTCTTATCCTTTTGCCCTAGGGATTTTACTGCCTTATCAATAGTTGTCTTTACATAATCCTCATCGGTCTCTTCTACTTTTTTACCTTCAAACGTATCAACGATGGCATCTATCAATTCTCCATTAGACAATGGCTTACCCTCCGGTTCCCCATCTTTTTTCTCACTCTCCTTCGACTGTTTTAATATATCCTTGATACCATCATATCCATGTATGATGAACTGAACCCATTTCTCCATCAGCCTCATGTTCTCCTCACTGAGTTCCATTCCGTTTCCAAAGGCTTCTACTGCAATACCATGCCGTATCTTACCTTCTGTTATTTTATCCCAATCGGGTTGTTTTTGATCGCTCATTCTGATTCTCCTTTACTTTTTCTTTTAATGTCTTTTATTCTTGGAAGCCTAAAAGTATCTTTTTCATTTGGGTATATTCTATCTCTAAGCTTCACAGCTTTAAAACGAAGCTTATCTATCTCTTTTTCTAATGTGGTATTTATTGTCCTTTCAGCATCTGTAGGGTCTCTCAACATCAGTAATTCCATAGGAATATTTACAGCACAAGCAATAAACAAATCCTCATACGTTCTAATTAATTTCTTTATTTCCTGATCTTTGTTCTTCATAAATCATCTCCTTTCTCTTTATATCCACCTCCACAAACCTGATAGAAGTTGCAGTACTTGGGATTACATTCCCATTTATACACTGGTGCAGTTCCAAGTTCGATAGGCGGATTACCTGTTTCAAATCTTTCGTTTACATCATACCAATATTCTTGTGCTCTTTTAATATATGATACTGGTATGACCTTTTCTCTCATTCTTGAATTATCCTTGTTATAGTATAATAACGCAAGTTTCTTTAGTTTGTTCCCATATTCTTTTTCATACCACCATCCATATGTTCCTAGCTGTAAATTATAATTTTCTGCCGCATGAGGGTCTGGGTTCCTACCAAATAAAGTTCTCCACTTCCAAGCATTACAAGTTTTAATGTCGTATAACGCATTATCCTCAACAATGATCACATCAAAGAACCCACGAACATTCACATCCGGAAGTCTTATTTCTTTTTCTATCATTATTTGAGAGCCATTGCTATCTGCATAATCCCTAAGAGCATCTTGAATATCTTCGTGTACTAAGTCTCCCAACCTAAACAATCTTAGTGTATCATCCCCTATTTCTCTTGGCTCTACGTTGGCAACGTGTTGGAAATAGTGTTTCCTCATGCACATCCCAGAAGAAGAAGCATGGAACCATTTCTCATGCCCCTCATACCTCTTTTTCCTATGGGCCTCGTTACCCTTTCTTAACCATTGATGGTATATCTTTTCTATGTTTAACATCCGCATCCTTTTCCCGTGGGAGGAAGGGCAGGCCCCAGTGTAGTGTAGTTGTGGGTATGGCTGGAAACAAATGGAGCTTCAAAACCAACCAATGCCTGCCCTATCTTATTCATTAATTATTATACTCTAATACGCTTTTATCTTTAGAGAATAGCGTAATCTCAATAGTTTCACCGGAAACTGTCTTGACATGCATTGTCTTAAAGTATTTATTATGGGGGTTTATAGAGTCTAACTTGGTAGTCTCTTCTATCTTAACAGATTCTACTTCATGTATGTTAACTTCTTGACCGATTCCTAATTGTAAGTTCATGTTGTTCCTTTCTTTGTTGTTCTTCTGCCCACTTGTCTAACTCAGTAAGCTCTTCTGCTTCTGCCCTTTGAACGTGTTCAAGTGCACGTTTAAGGCCTAATATCTCAGCAAAGTAATAATCGTTAGATGGTGTATCACTCCACTGCTTCTCCACTTTCTTTATCTCCTTATTTATCTTGTATTTTAATTTGCTCAACACCGTGAACATTGCTTCTCTCCTTACTTGTTGTTTTCATTATACGCCTCATTAGTTTATTTGTTCCCTCTTTTTTTTATATTTTTCTATAGCCTCTCTTGAGTACTTCTTATAGTTAAATTGTTTATGGGTCTTTATCTGGTGACAATTTCTACATCTTATCTTACACTTATCTATTTCTTTCTTGATCGTGTCCCACTTATATCCATTGCGTACAAGAGAGCCTACTCCTTCAGAGCGGTTACGTATTCTTTTCTTTACCCCTTTTACATGGTCAAATTCCAAAACTCTATGGTCGTTATTACCACAGTCAACACATCCATGAATAAAATATTCAAATAATATCTTTTCATAGTGTATCTTGTTTAACCGGTCTCTTCTTTCTCTCATTGTCTTTAATCTGCTTTTTCTATTTTTTACATACCAATTATTATTGTGATAACTCTTTTGACATTTCTTACACGAGTATTGTTTCTTATCCTTCTTAGAGTTGTTAGCATAGAACTCCCTGAGAGGTTTTTTTCTTTTGCATGTGGCACACTTCTTTGGCATACACTACGCTGTAAGTTACTAATTATCAACACTTAATACCACTGAAATTTTTTACGACTTCCTGACATAATTCAACTGGTAGTATCCCTCTTTCATAAGAACCTTTTAATCCTTGCGTACCAGTTCTACTACCCCTCGGTGCTCTTTCGTGATGACAGTCTGGGTTTCCGTTCTTACACATCTCTCTTGGAATCCATGATTCATCATTTGTCCATATGTCGGTGGGTTTCATGCGAATATCACCGTACTTACAAAAAGAAATAGTATTCCTAATTGGAAGGTCTTTGACGACTGGTAATTTTCTCAGAAGTCCTCTAGGGTTTTCAAGATACCAAAAGTCAGGTTGGAAATACTCCATTATCTCCAATGTTTTTTTTACCAGAGCTAAACCAATATATGCCTTAGATGTTTTTGGTATGTAAGCCCTATGTCCACCTTGCCAATGATAACCAATGGAGGCCACACTAAAAGTAGTACAAGGCGGTGAGGCCCACACCACATCAGGCTTAAAGGGAATCTTTTGCGGAGTCACATATAGTAGGTCTTCTACCATGTTAATCCCTTTGTTGTCCACGATGTCAATGGTGTAGGTCTCGTGCCCGTGCTCCTTGGCTGTTCTTGAAAAAGTACAAGACCCTGCAAATAACTCCAAGACCTTCATTACTTCTCTTCCTCTAGGGTCATCAATTCCTTTGCGAAGTGTATGGCATCTATCATGAATGAGTAAGGATATAAACCCCTCTCCTCTTCGTTCATCCAGTTCGTCTTTAAGAGTATGTCTTGAGCAAACTTTTCTCCATTTACATAACACTTAACTGCCAAGCATTTTCTATGCTTTCCAGAAGCCAAGTCTTCTTCTCTTATTAGTTCGTACCTTCTTTCTGTTTTCATTTGTTACCTCCCTTTAAATTTCTGGCTCAACATTTTTTGTTTTATGATTTCATGTCAATATTTGAAATTCTAACAAAGTAACTTGTTGAGCCATTTTTTGTGTGCCGTTTCTTATTATAATGCTCACCATCATATAGGTTAGGTGCTTTGTTCAATATACTTTCTAGCTGTTCATTCATTAGTTGCTCCTTTTTAAAAGTCTATCTAGTTCAGCTTGATACTTCTTAGGCACTTTCCAACCATAGTGATCCGAAGGTAAAATCTTTCCAGTTCCATTTTCTATCTGAGCATAATCACAATCCCAATCATCATGTCTTGAGCTCCATCTCCAAACCTTCATTTCTAAATTCCCAAAAGCATCTTTACCATTATCAAATACTTCATTAAGATTAACCTCGGTAAACTTTCTCTCCTTTGCAAAAGGAACATCTTTACCAAAGCGGTTAAATAAATGTTTCAACTCATCAGCAAACTCTGGATCAGAATCTTCGTAGTAACCATCTTTATCCATTGAATACCAAAGGATGCTCCATTCATAAGCTCTTCTTTCTTGTTTCATTACACATCTCCTTTTTTTATGTTTTTGTTTTGGCATTTTTATTTGTGCCGTTTCTTATTATACGCTCCAAGTTTCAAAAAGTTCCAAATTAATTTTTCTCGACTAATTCAATTATGTACTTTCCAATCTTGGGATCTACACTATTTCTAATTATCTGATCTTTTCTATGTTTTGTCTTAAATCCTCTAAGGTCAAACACTCCAGTAACAGAAGAACCTCTTTGATTATGAGTTAGTTCATCCTTCATCTCTCTGTAAGGGATGGGAAAATTTGACCATATTAAATGTCTTCCCAGTTTTTGAGTAGGTTTTACAATGGGTTCGTAGTAAGGCTTTACATTTTCCACAACCCACTTTATATTGGTATTCTTGGTAAAGTTCTGTAAAAAGATTATTTCTGCCCATAACTGCATGTCTGGCATGATCGCATCGTAACTTCCAGATTTACTAGCCATCATCCTAACCTTTGAATGTGACTGGCATGGAGGACTGCTCCAAATCATGTCAAAACCTCTCCAATTCCTTGCTAAATAATCATGGGCATCTCCTACCACCATTTCATCATCAGGGAAGAAAGTAGAGTATATTTCTGCAATCTCTTGGTTGTTCTCTACGGCTACCACCTCGTGAGAATCAGACCAATCCTTACGATTTCCACCAATTCCAGAATATAAATTCAGTATTTTCATTCATTCTTCCTCTTGATTAAAATGATATACTTCTACATGGGTATTGCAGTCGTAGTTAGAACAAGTAAAATTGGATGCGATACCTTCCTTGTCCTCGTCTAGCATGACTTCTTGTATGTCGTGGTCTCCACCCCAGATCAACTCAGAGTCACAATGCCAACACCTAAACCTTTGTAAGTCATTCGGATCGTGTGATGCAATCAATCTCTGTAATCTTTTTATCTTCTCTTCTCTTCGTTCCACCATTTGTTCATACTTTAAAACTTCCAACTGCAATGCCATGTAATCTTTCACTTCCCTCTCCAGTCCTGTATCGTATAGATGATCATCGTAAAAACAAAAACCACCATTGTCAAGGCAACCAATCCCATTGAAACAATGAAAAAATTTATTGCCCATTCAGCTATGTCAATTAATATCATTCCTCCTCCTCATAAGACTCGATCATGTCTTGTATCTCAGGGTTATCATCAGACATTATGTATAGAGAGGCCATGACGATGTCTTGTTTTTCCTCTACCTTTTGTAAATGTACTCTCATCTTTACATTAGTATAGATGAAAGTAATGCAAGTGATTGCAAATACAACCATCATTAACCACCAAGCATTCTTCTCGTCCATCGTAAACATTTCCCAAGTATAATATAACATTTCCATTACTCCTCCACCTGCTTTGCTCGTTTCAAGAACCAAGACTCTACAAGGTCAACCATTAACTGAGTATTTATCCCATGTTCTTCCATGATCATTTCCAACTCACGATCTACTGCTTCGTCTAAGTCAGGAAACACCAACTCTGCTAATTTGTCAAATACTAATTCGTTCTCGTTCATTTTTTTCTCCTTTGTTGTTTGTTGTTTTTTTCTAACCACCATCCGTTTTCGTGGCGACTAAGGAACTCATTCCTATCCTTGAGGTACTTCTTGTTCTGTAACACGTCTCCTTGTCCATATATCCATTCCCTTAACATTCTTTCCTTGTTTCTCTTCGTTATTTCCTCTTGTTCCTTACTGCTCATTTTTTTACTCTTCTCTTGTACTTCCTCTTTCTCTTTGGTTTTACGACCTTTGGTTCTTCTCCAAGAATTATCCTAGAGATCAACTCTGTCATTTTCGTGAACTTGCTCATTTACATCTCCTTTTTCTTTGTATGTTCTTATCATGGCTACCAATAACAAAAGATAGTTAATGATATCCATTATCCTTCCTTCAATGCTTTCAGAATACTCTCTGCCATCCTTAAAGTAGTTAAAAAGGCTACTTGTATGCTTCATTAAATATACGGAAAGTACCTGCATCGGAGATAGCCCCAAAGTTTTTCCAATACTTTCAAAGTTCCATAGAACATTGGATTCGTGGTGTCCCTCCGTGTACTCAATCCGTTTATCATCTGAAAGTTTTAAGGATCTTGAAAGAAACTCTTCTCTCATTAATTGAAATTTCTTAGCGTTCATCTATTTGTCTCCTCATAATTATTTTACTGTGAATCTCACACCATGTCTCGTGTTTACCATCTTTACCTTTTCCCACCTATGATGACTTTTACAATATAGATTCAATTCCTTGTTATAGGTAGTTATTTTTTTATTGTATTGATGTGCGTACTTATCGTCATCCATTATCCTATGTGAGGAAGTAGATACCATGCAACTACAACAAATGATAAGTAATAAAATATACCTCATCCTACTGTCCCATTTCTATTCTTTTGCCGATGTTTAAGTCTACTCTGTCAGATATAGTATCATCCACAAACTCAATAGGTGCTATCTCATCTCCTACATAATCATATGTTCCATAGACATATACCGGTAAATCGGGGTTGCATTTTTCTAATCGTTTAATTAAGTCCTTTACCCTCATATTATTCTCCTTTTTTTTCATTGGATATGGCATGCTTACTCCTTTCCTTATCACGCTCTAATTTTTTCTTAGTCTCTTCCAAGTATCTTTTTGTTCTATCGTAACCCATTTCGGTTACCAGACCTTTTATTTTACCCATTGCTTCTCCTTTTTTATTAGTTATACGAGGTTAGTTCGTATTAGTTCCAATTTATTTTAATAATTTTCATATTGATTAAATGCCCCCTTTGTACTTCTAGTTAATTCTGTCGGTCTTGTAATTGTGTAGTTCTTGTCAAAACCATTGCTTATATAAAACATTTGATTATATTTTTTTAAAGTTCTTTTGTTTATCTTTTCTTGAATGGAAACAATAAACTTAAATCCATTTTTTGTTTTACGAGCGTACAAATTAGACTTCTTATGTCCATTATGATATGCCTTATAAATAGGAACTGATGATTTGCTTTTATAATACTCATTAGGAAATTCTTTACTAATATCATCTTCATAATTTTTATTCCTATACAACACCCATGTAGAACCCGTATAAAATTTCATAAATGCAGATTCTTTTTTTCCTTTCTTAGCAGGGAACACATCCCCAATATTTACATGTCCATATTCATTTACTTTTACTAATACCATTATATACCTCCTTAATAGTTTTGATGTCCATGTAATTCCATGTGGCAGTTAGCACAAAGGACAATACACTTCTTGATCTCATCAAATATCTTTTTAAGTCCGAATCCATCCCTTACCATGTTCCCCACGTTGGCTTCTTTCGTATGGTCGTGATGATGGAATTGTAATGCCCACGTAGAAAACTTCTTACCTCTTGATTTCTGAGAGTAACCACAACTTCCACAACTCAGTTGTTCCTTATACTCTCTTACCTTTCTAGCTTTCTCCATTCTTCCGTTAGGTGTTTTCTTTTTGTGATCCCAATAGCATCCATGTTTTGTACAGTAGTATCTTCTGTATGGATTCCCTGATTTGTCAAACATACCCGTTTTAGCAAACTCTGATAAATCCATGCTGACATTACATCCCTTACATGTTCTTGTTTCTGTCATTTTATTTGCTCCTTTTCATACGCTTGTTAATAGTCTTACCTCGCCCTCTATTTCATATCCACTAGAGCCAGTTTCATGCTCTTCTACATTCTGCACCCAATAATTATAAAAATCCCCAGAACTGTCTTCAATATCTGCAACTACGACCAACAATTCCTTATTTTTAATTTTCTTTAGTTTTTTAATTAGTTCTTTTACTTTCATTTTTTACTCCCTTGTTTACTCATATAACTACACATCTAATTAAAAGTTCCAATTTATTTTTAATAATGCACATCAGCAGGTACTACAAACACTTTTTGGTCTTGATATTTTTGTTTTATTTTTATAAACAGTTCCACAAACTAAACAAGTGTTTTCCCATATTGGACTTGTCCACTCGCATGGTGTACAATACTTATAAGAATCATATTCCAATTCTCCTTTGTTTACAGCTTTCAAAACTGCATCTTGTCCATGTTTTTCATATATTTTATATGCCTTTTGATAATTGTCCATTACTCTTCCTCCTTTTTTGTTTCTTCTATTTCCTTAAGGTACTCAAGTACATCATCTATACACTCACCTATTGTATACTCTGTACCATCATGGTCTTTTGGTAGCGATTTTATGTCTTTAGGTATACTCCTTTTGATATCTTCCATGTCGCAAATGGCTGATGTTAATTTATCCATGTCAATCATTACTCTTCCTCCCCATCATGTTCTCGTATTGCCTCTTGTCGATCTTCCCAGAGATATTCAGCCACCTCATGGAAATTGACCTCTTTTACAGAACTATTTACCATGTCTTGTATAAAACCATGTACATTATAAGGATGATCAATAACATCATCAGCCATATCTTCTGCCCACGATTCTAACTTTTTAGATAAATCGTATTCATTCTCAGAACCAAAGGCAAGTTCTAGAGCATGGCTATAATCCTCTTCTTCGTTTGTGATCCACAAATTAAAATTCCAAGTTTCATAATTTGTCCATCCGTTGTATTTATTACTCATTTGTTACTGCTCCTTTTATTGTTTGCTTACTTATTATACTACATTCTTAAAATAAAGTTCCAAATTTGTGAGCCGAGGAGGAGTCGAACCTCCGATTATTATTCTACCCTTTTACCCATTTTTAAGAGGGGCAACAAGGCTCTATTCCTTACGCTCTGTCCAATCTTAAATTGGCACACTCTACTTCTAGAGTCTTTCACACATTTCCATAGATTTACTTTTCACCTTGTATCGGCTCTATTACTTATTATACTACATTATTTTTTAAAAGTTCCCATTTATTTTTATTTTTATTTATTTTTTCTCCAAAAGGGGATGCATTACACACCCCCTTTAATTTCTGTAAGTTAGTTTACTTTCTGTACTTTGTATCCGTACTCAGAACCCACATAATTTATATGCTTTGATGTAGTTACAGACCACCACCCAAGAGGGGTAATTGTTCTGTCTCTGTGGTTTATCTCTGCTACTCTCGTATCATAACTATATACTGCATTTTCTGTTGCTCTGAGGTTTTGTTTGTATTTGTCAAATGTTCTCATGTTTTATAGTCCTTTTTTTAGTTCGTTAATTTGCCAATCAATTTGATTTTGAAATTCTGTCTTTTGTGAATCCTCTGCAACTTTTGCAAGGGTTGCAATTAATGAGGGTATGTCTTCAAGAAGGAAAAATAATTGAGCATCACGTTCGTTTGAAGCGTCTTTAACTCTGCCAATGCTTATTATGTTTTTTCCTTCGTCTGTGTTTTCGCATACCTCCATATTTTGCCAAGGGGATAACCCTTCACCATCCCAAAGCCGAGCCTTTACAGGTTTCCTATTACTTCCAAAACCCGATTTAATTTTTGTACTATTTACTCTTTCCATTTTATTACTCCATTTTTTTGTTTTGTTTCTTGTTATTTATTCGGTTTGATGTACAACGGGTAAATATGAAATAAATATTTTCTTCTTGTGCATATTTCGACATCTAATCCATAGCCGAAAATTCTCAACTCAAACCAAGCAGAAAACAATGCAGTTTCTGTTGAAGAATTAAACCCTAAATTAAACTCAAAATTCCCGGTGTGTATGTTTTTATAGTATCTTGACATTTGTTTTTTCTCCGTTTGTTTATTGTTATACTCTCCGATTTTTGGAAAGTTCCAAATTATTTTAATATTTTTTTAGCTTGTAATATTCCCTGCTTATTACCACCTGCCATAATTAACAATTTGACTGCATTATCTAGTCCTAATTGAGACTTAAAACTAGTTAGCAAGGGTAAGTAAGCCCCATAATTATTTTGGGTCGTATACGGCTTTTTTTCTGCTTTGTTTACTAGTTCAATTAATTCGCTACTAATAGAATTAAATAAACTTTTTAGATATTTATTTGTAATGGATTGCATGATTTTATTTTCCTTTTTATTATTGCTTAACTATAAATGAATTATTTTTTAATAGTTCTTTTTGCATGTTTGCTTTGGACATTTTCGCTCTTAGTCCTACGATCACATTTTCCCCATCGTTTTCTTTTGTTCTTAGGTCGGTTTCATCCCCATCAATTACTTTTATCCCATTATATTCTTTTGGTAAATCTGTTTTTGAGTCAAATACCATTGCAACGTTGTAACCTTTTTTAATTTGGTCTTTTGTTGTTTTGGTTTGTCCAAAATGAGAATAAGTCAAAGAATAATTTGAAGGGGTTTTTCTGTTTGGGATTTTTGTATAATCATAAAATTGAACATTTGGGAACAATTCAAAGATTGTTTTGTTACCCATTGATTTAATTTTGATATTTTCCCATTTAATATCACTATAAGCGTTTAATCTAAATGTAGGTATGAATCCGTAATGTTCACTATATAAAACGGCTTTTGTAATATCCTCAACTAACTCATTTAAAAAGTTTTCCCTATCCTCAAAAAATCTCTTAGTCTTTTTAATTCTAGAATTAATTACATTTGGATAACTTCCGTTTCCGTTTTTGCCGACACACAATTTTGAGCAATTACTTTTTTTATCATTGTTTTCATTTGTACTTAGTTTGTTAGCAAATGGACAAACATTATATCCGCTTATATCACTATGAGATAAGCTTAAATAATATGAATGTACTTTTAATTTGAGATTCTTTTTAGCCTTATAGTTTTGTAATGGGTTGCTTAATAATTTTCCGTAATAATTTTTAGTCATTTTTTGCTCCAAGTTTTATTAATGATTGTATTATTATATACTATTATTATTTTTTATATTATTTTATTTAATATTTCTATTATCCATTATACAAATCATTAATGGTTTAATATATCCCATACTTTTAGGGTCGTCTTCACTTCCATCATCTGCTCCAAATCTAAAACCTTTAGTTCCTTTCTCTAAAAATCTAATCTCAACATTATCTCGCTTATACAAATATCTATGAAAATATCTTGTATGAGTAGATGCTGGTAATAAAAAAACATATAAACCTTTGCTGTTATGTGCTTTTTCAACAAACTTCCCAATTTTACCATCAAATAAAGGATGAATATATCCAACTT